TTCTCTATTCTGCTTATCATTATCTGCTCCTATTGGCTGCTTATCATTATCTGCTCCTATTGGCTGCTGCTGTTGTTGCTTGTGCAGGCTGAGAGTTTGTTGCTGTAGCTCCTGGTGTCTGTTGCTGAGTTGGTTGCTGTTGTGTTGTTTGTTGCTGTGGTGCTTGTTGCTGCGGATTGTATACAAACCCTTGGTTAGGATCGTATCCTAAGTTTGTAAAAAATTCACTCATACCTGGTACATTACCTGCATTTTTGATTGCAGTATTTAGAACTTGAGCCGCTTGCTGTCCATTCTTCATCGGCATCTGTTGCAAAGCTTTTACTAAGAAAGACTCTGGTCCTTCTTGCTGTTGTGTCGGTTGTGCTTGCTGTTGAGCTTGCTGACCAGGTTGCGCTGGCTGCTGCCCTGGTTGAACCGGCTGCTGCCCTGGTTGCTGCCCTGGTTGCACGCCTGCGGTCGGTGGTACTGGTGCTTCTCCTAAAATCTCTATAGACTTCTGTCTTAATAGTTCTGTAAATTTACTCATGATTCGCTCCTTTACTAATATTTATTGTGATCCATATAAAAGTTTTTTAAACTCAGATGAGACATAATATGTGTTTGTTAAATATGTCAATCCATTCTTTTTTGAAAACTCTTTTAGCTTCTTTGTTGTTACTGGTTTTGTTGAATGTGTACTAACTAACATCGACATGATATTCAATGCATCAATAGTTTCGCCTGTAAGTTCTGTTAGATTTATACTATCTTCGCTACAAAAAATCGGAAACGGTAAATTTTCTTTTAGATTTTTAAAGGAATTATAAACAAACTGTGATATCTCTTTGCGATCCATAAAGCTCCAGATTTCATAGTTATTTAAATAAAATGTCGGACCAATAAATAATATCTTATTCTTATCTATAATAGTCCGCATATAATCGCACGTCTCTTTAATTAAATAATGCAAAAAATATCGCTTGCAATCCAGATCAAATGATATATAATTATTCTTAGTAGTAGTAAGGCGGATACTGTTTAGTGTTAATAACTGAACTGATTCAAATATTCTCTCAAAATTTACTACAGTTATATCAAACTCGTTGAATTTACGAAAATTATTCATTAATCAAACATTCAGCAAACATTCGTTCTACATCCATTATATTAAGCCCGGATCCTATCGCCTCTGACACAATATATTTATAATCATTTACAAGATTTGCAATCTTACTTTTGATCATAACTTCATATTCATATCGCTCAGAAACGAATTCCTTTTCGTTCGAGAGATTAGCCATCATCTCCATAACTACACTAGCATTAAGCATCTGTAGTCTACCTTCAGATAAGAATCTCCGAAGCTTGAAGACATATACATCGAGAGGAGTTAGAGCTGCCTTTTCTTCAATAGTCTCTGGTATTCTGGTTCTCTTTCCTTCTTCATCAATTAACCCTAACTTAAATGCCGGCGTCTCCGTAATCGGCTCATTCAATCGAGATATAAATAGTGCCGCAGAAAAATTACGATGAATATTTTCTTTAGTCAACATATTAAACTCTACACCATGAACGTGATTTTTACCGAAAGGATTATACGGACATCCCTGTCCATATGCAGCTATGCCGCAATAAATGCAACGCTTTGGATCATCTACATGGACGTGAACTCTATGAGGGGAATACGGGCATCCCTTGCCGTATGTACCTGAACCACAGTACATACATTTACTCTGCTTATCTGTTCCTAAAATTATAGACATTTACTTCTCCTAAACAATTTTAAATCCTTTTGGCGCTTTACCTACCCGAAGATTCACAATACCATTATAATACTTTTCTGACAACAAGACATCACAGTCGAACTGTAACTTTGCCTCGAAATACGACATCTCCCATTTACATGCACAAAGCTCTAGTATACGAAATTCGAAATTATCTTTTCCCATAGATTTAATATCAGCATTAAGCTCTGCACTACTGCCGGTATAAGTTTTCCAGTCTGTCTCAACTATCTTATGACGCTTATTCTTTTTACCCTTTAGAGGAGCCATTTTACGAACAGTCGACATCTGCTTCTTGCCGATATACTTCCTCCCGGATATACGACTAGTTATCTCATAGATGAAGCCATAAGTGTCTACCGGTATAATTCCGTCATACTTCCAGTGACCTAAGTCTGTTACTTTTTCTTCCATTTTTTCTTTAACTTGTCTTCCATTTCTGCAAGAGCTGTATAATAATCAGGGAACTCAAATAGATGGTCATGTGCAATCTCTCTTGCAATATTCTTATCCTTGGTGTGTTCCATTTCAACTTTTACGCCCATCTTCATCTCACTCTTCACCATATCTACAGAGACTCCGTGGCGCTTCGCAATATCCTCACAACTCATATTATCTGCCTTCCCACCGTCTACTTGATCCTTCTTTGAGTAACGCTCAAATATTAGGTCATTTTCATTCATTCTCTCTCCTTAAACTGCCGTCATACTACCTGTACGGCTCATATGCTGTCCCTGTCGCTCAACAACCTCTGGCGACTCTGGAGCATCCTCAAGCCTATCATAATAGTATTCATCTTCATCAAGATGCTGCATAGCTATCTTCCTTGCGAGATCGAGGCTCGGGGTAGTCTGCATTTCTATCTTCGTACCTTTTAGCAGTGCAGACTGGTTGTAGTCTTCTGGTCTCTTTTTCGGGTTCTTAATCATCGACGAATAATTACCAGACAATATATTTTCAACTATCTTATCATACTTCATTAAAACACACTTACTCCCATTTTTATTGATTGAAGAATATCAGCTATCTGTTCGAACTCAGGTTTTTGCGTTGATTGTATTAATACACAATCAGTAATACTAACACCATATTCTCGCAACCAATGAGCATAATCAAGAAATACTGGCACAACGTTTTTATCTTTTGGAACAGGTACCCACGCTCCAATATATCTCAATTGCTCTGCATACTCTTCGCTTGCTCTGATATTCGGAACCTCAATCACCACCCACCGAGTAGGAGGACGATACTCGTACTCTCGTTCGAGACAAGCAAACATCTTAAATCCGGATGTCGTCTGAAACGGCTGCAACTCGACACCGATAGACTTACCATCAGACCAATTGACATCACGGTCTATGTCCATCTTTCGCGCTATCTTCATACCGTTCTCAATATCAGATAGTATATCCTCTTTGCTCACTATATCAAATTCGTTCATTTCTCCGAGCAAGCATAAAACATTCTCCTTGAAACGACCTTCAGTCATGATATCAGAGAGCTCGAAGATCATATCCTGTAGCTCTTCATCATATCCCTGTGCTTCAAATACACAATCAGTCTGCTTAAATGATATTTCTGCTCGTTTGAGTACACGGGAAACAAGATCTTGATACTCTTCATTAACAAACATAACACAATCCAAAACAATCTCAGGCTCTGGATCTACATCCTCTGCAAATGTTCTACGATATAATGCAAACTTCTTTCTCTTCTTTTTGGTTTTTGATTTTGATTTGGCTCGCTTCTTAGGATCAGTTTCTAGTCCGTATACATTCCGTGCATCTCCGGTTGCGAACCAATCTCCTGCTTGAAAATCACCACCATGAGATCCGATGGGTGTATTTGCTCCTCCCCATATTCCTCCATATGATGTTGTAGTTTCTTGTAGAACCTTCTTTAGTCCTTGTATATAATTCATTATCTGCCCCTTTTAATATATTTTTACTATACCGAGTGGATTTATATCAATAAGTATTTATTCTATTTATTGAGGTATAAATATGGAAGAAGTATCTTTATTTGAGAAATATCACGCGGAACTATCAGAGGACCTTGAGTTAGACGACTTTACACTAAAAGATAAGCAGATGAAGCTCCCATCAATTAAACATAAATGGGTCGGGCGCCTCATACAGCAGCGCTTCGAAAAGGACAGACTTGAGAAGGCACGAAAACGTGCAATCAGTAAATTGATGGATAAATTCCGCTCAGAATCTGTTGTAGCTGTTTCAGACAGAACATTAGCGTTACAAGCAGAAGATCACGATTTAGTTCAAACAATAGACGAACGAATCAGAGATTGCACGAATATCATAACTTATCTTGAAAAATGTGAGAAAGTATTATCACAAACAGGTTTTGATATTAAGAATATAATCGACATTCGAAAGCTTGAACTAACTTAATGCCAAGAGTAATATTAGATTGGGATAAGAGCTATAAGCGAGGTATTATTGTTTCAGATTTTCTGGATGATATACGAAGTGCTTTCTCTATACCTAATAAAGCTAAAGCTATCTTAACTCATAAATACGGTGAATCTCGATTTATTCCAAATCGTATGCATAGTATATCAACTACTGGTAGATTCGATCGCGGACTCTTTTTTGATATTCTCAAATATCTAAAATCATCTCCGCTTGAATACGAAATAACTATTACAGATAAACTAAAAGAGCATGTATTATGTGGTGTAGATATTTCCGGATTCGAGATACCTAATCTTAATATTAAAAAGGTTAGAGACTTTCAAGAGTCAGGAATATACAATGGACTAAAATATGGTCACGGTATCTTTCTAATTGGTACTGGTGGTGGAAAAACACTACTTATGGCTCTCTTAGATCGATCATTTCGTCAGCTCCAGGATAATAAAAAAGTTACACTTATTGCACTGCCTGCACAGCTTATTGAACAAACTTATAAAGATTTTTTAGATTACGGTATACCTGTTGAAGAAATAAGTCAGTGGGGTAATAAGCATGATTTTGAGAAGAAACCAATTATCATAGCTTCGTATAAAACTCTTCATGCAAAACTTGGAGGAGTAAAACATACTACACCTAAGAAAGAAAACCAATTCGAAACAACAAACGAATATATCGAATATATAAAAGAGTTTAAGCTCAAAGCAAAAGAGAGGGAGCGTAAATGGAATGCAGAAAAGAAGAGACTGTTAGCTGAATTAGAGAATGTTGATTTACTATTATTAGATGAAGTGCACTTTCTTCGAGATAAAAACAAACTTAATAAAATTGTAGGAATGTTCGATATAAAACACAAATTCGGGTTCACTGGTACTCTACCAGAAGACCAAGTGGATAAATGGAATGTAATAGGTAAGATTGGTCCTATTATTGAAAATGTTACTTCCTATGATCTTCGTCAAATGAAACATCTAACGAGCGTAAAAGCGCAAATATTAAAAATTACATATAAACAGCCACCGAATTTTAAAGACGAAGTTGAAGAGATGAAGATGATGGGTATAACCGTTCAACCCGGGGAAGCATACCACAGAGAGCGGAACTGGATGTATATTAATCCATTTAGAAATAAAATCATAACACATCTATGTAGTCGATTTAAAAACAATTCATTACTCATGGTTAATAAGCTCGATCACGGTGAATTACTCTATGACATTTTAAGCAAAGCTTTACCAGATAAACAGATATACTGGGTATGTGGTAAGGTCGAAATGAATGCTAGAGAAAAAATCCGTGAATTAATGGAGAAAGATAATAACATAATATGTATTGCGATGTCTAAGGTATTTTCCACAGGTATCAATATAAAGAACATACACTATATTGTATTTGTACAAGATGGTAAAGCAAAGGTCACACTAGTGCAGAGTATTGGTCGTGGTCTAAGGTTGAATGATAACAAAGAATTACTCGTTATCATTGATATTGCTGACGATTTACCGTACGGCAACGATCACCTCATTAAGAGGTTGAAAAGATATGAACTAGAAAGAATTGAATATGAAGTCAAAAGTATCTACGAACAATAATTTAATAATAAAAGGAAGACCGGTAGATGATTTTAAATGGCACAACTTAGTAGATGAGTTATTTATTCCTGCTAAACTAGCGTTTAGAATAACTACTACAGACGCCCTTACAGCAAAAAAGATTGCTTGGTCTTTTGGTGATGGTACAAAAGAGCAGTCATTAACTAATAGAAAGGGTGATCCACTTGAACAAGAAGTTACGCATTACTTCCGAACACAGAATATCGATAACAATGAAACCCTGACAGTTGTTGCATCTGTTTTTACAGATGATCAAATCTTTATAACACAACTATATACTATTAAAAATATACAACACCGTACAACAACGAACTATGTTGAACCAGAAGTATTAAAAGAACAAATTTGCACATTCTATAAAACCGGTATTATGATAGATGAGCTTGCGATATCTGTTAATGAAATAGCAAAACGATTATCTTTTGCGCCTAACTTTATCAATTACACATACCGTGAAGAGATGGTTGGTGATGCATTAATAAAAATGATAAAGGCTCTTCGTGAGCATAAATTTGATCCAGATAAAGGTAATCCGTTTTCTTATTTTACAAAAATTGCATTTCATGCATTCTGTAAACGAATAAAAGGTGAAAAGAAGCATAGACAAACAATTCTAGATTATCAAAATGAAGTTTATGAAACCTTAATTGGAGAAGGTATTATATCTGATAGTGAATTAACGGAACACGATAGTGAAATTTAACAAAGAACAAGTAGCCTGTTTTAGTGATATTCATATTGGCGTGCATCAAGCAAGCTCAATGTGGCATACTACATCGCTTAACTATGCGAGATGGTTACGCGATGTACTAAAAGAGAGAGGTATAAAAGATATAGTTATACCTGGAGATGTACTAGATGATCGTAATGAGATTGCTGTAACAACCCTACATTATCTTCCACAATTTTTTAGAATATTCGAAGAGTTCAATATTATCATTGTAGTCGGAAACCACGACTGTTATTACAGTAAAAGATCCGACGTACACTCCCTGGAGACTCTTGATGAATGGCCGAATATAACAGTAATCGATAGCTTGACAACTGTTACTCTACATGAGAAGGTTATCTCCTTCTGTCCATGGCACACTCCTATCGATGATATACCTCAAAGTGATATCATTTTTGGTCATTTTGATATTCAATCGTTTAAAATGGCTGGATACAAAGTTAACGAATATGGGGTACGCTCTGCTGATTTGCTTAATAAAGCTAGTCTAGTTGTAACCGGTCATTACCATTTAACACAAGATCGTATATACAAAAACGGTAAAATTCTATATCTCGGCTCTCCATATGAACTGAACTGGGGTGAAGCAGAAACACCAAAAGGTGTTTATATTATTGACATAGATACAAACGAATATTCATTTATAAAGAACGATGTATCACCAAAGCATAAAAAGATACTATTATCAGAACTACTTGCAATCGGCAAGCTTACAAAAGAAATACAAGATGAGTTCAAAGGTAATATTATTAAGTTTGTTGTTGATGTTGATGCAAGCCAGCGTACAATTGATGAATTAATAAAGAAATTTTATCTCCTTAAACCTCTAGAACTAAAAGTCGAGTATGAATATACTCAGCGGTTCGATCTAGAAGACCACGAAATGGAATTTCATGGTGTTGATGTTAGAAGTGATATGACCGAGTTTGTAAAAACACTCGAGGGTATTGAAATCAAAGAGGAAGTGATTAATTACTTAATAGATATTTATGAAAGAGCAGAGGTATTAGTAGCATGAGTGTTTATTATACTCCGGGTGTATATTTAAGAGAAGTAGATCTTTCTGAGATGATAATAGATCGTATTCGAAAACAACAGTTTAAGTGTATTTTAAAAATAGTGAAAGGTTTATTGTAATGAAAAATAAAATTGGGCTAGGCATAGTAACATATAATAAAGAAGACAGATTAAAGCAGAGTGGTGCAACAGTACCGGTAGACGCAGTAGACACGTTTGTGGTTGTCAATGACGGCACACCATATTCTGAATATCCAGCGAGTGCAGAAGTAATAGTTCATCCACGCAATATGTGCGTTGGTGTAGCAAAGAATACTGCTATTCGCCATCTAATGCAAGCAGGATGTGATCATATCTTCTTGATGGAAGACGATATGTTAATCAAGCGTCCAGACGTTTTTGAAGCATATATTCACGCTGCTGAGAATAGCGGAATATGGCATATGAACTATGCACTACAAGGACCAGCAAATAGAAAACAAATAGTTCAAGGTCCAATGAATATTGAAAAACGTCATGAGCTCGATCAGAATTCTGAGCCAAATCCAAGAGCTACGATTGACTATGACGGTATAGATGTATCGTTCTATCCTAATTCTGTAGGATCCTTTTCTTATTATTTGAGAGGGGTTATTAAATCAGTTGGTTACCATGATGAACAATTTAAGAATGCTTGGGAGCATGTTGAACATACATATCGAGTTATTAAAGCCGGTCTGCATCCACCATTCTGGTGGTTTGCAGATATAGCTAATAGTTATGAGTATCTTACGGATATTCCTAATTGTATCGAAGAGAGCACAATCGCACATACTCCAGAATGGATACAGAATTTTCAAAAAGGTATGGCTTGGTTTAAGAGTAAACATGGATATGTACCACAGCAAATGCCTGATACAGATTCAAACCAAGTAATACAAACTCTCGATCAGATAAAAAAGAGTTATGCACGCAAAGTTCTGTAACGGTTCTAAAATGAATATTGAACTTACGTCAGTTAAAGTACGATCGATTCCAAAAAAGCTAAAAGCCAATTGGATAATCGATATAGAACAAGACTGGAGTAATATTAATAATAACATCTGGATGCCTAGAGTGCTTCCAGGTATAGAAGACGTAAAGCGGGTTTTTAAAATGTGCAGAGGTTTAATATGAGCGATGAAGTATATAAAATAGATGAACGTGTACCGAAGGTGCTTATTCCTATGATTCGTCGAACATTTCTAGAGTTGATAATGAGTGAGATTGTTGGTGTGCAACCTATGACAGGACCGACAGGAGTAGCATTTGCATTACGCAATCAATTCGGTGGTATTCTCATGGTTAAAGATAAAATAAAAAGAGTATTCAAGAACATTAGAGGATTACTATGAAAATCGGACTTTTAATGCCAGCAAGAGAAAGGTTAAATCTAAACTTAACTTTTATATCTTCAATTATCACGACAGTTGAGGACATCGAGAACGTCACTTTATATCTAGGAATCGACGATGATGACCCAACACGTGAGATACAAATGAAGATTGCCGAAGCAATCCCGTTTGTCAAATTCGTGCCTATTCATAACGATGGTAAGTTTATTGGTCTCGGTAAGATGTGGAACATACTTGCTAATGAGTGTAAAGAAGAGATTTTTGGATATGTCGGTAACGATATGATCTTCCGGACACCTAATTGGGATAGCATCATCATTGACAAATTTGAAAATGAATGCCCGAAGGACAATATAATGCTATACCATTGTGATGATGGACATAGAGGATCAGAACTCTGTGTAAATGCATTTGTTCATAGAAAGTATATAGAAGTGGTAGGATATTTTATTCGTGAAGAGTTTTTAATTAATTGGAGCGATTCTTGGATGCATCAAATATTTGATTCATTCGGGAGACTAGAATATATTCCTGATATACTAATAGAACATAATCATTGGATTTTCGGGGGGAGAGAGCGTGATAAAACTGCTAATAGAATGTTGAGTGATAATCACGATACAATTAGTGATAGTATGTGGACTAAGCTAGGACCTGAGAGAGATGCAGAAGCAAGAAAGCTTAGTGAATACTTAAAGAGAGAACCAAATTGGAGTAAGATTGAAAACAAATTCCGCGGAGTATCTGTATGAAATTATCAATTTTAATATGTAGTCTAGAAGACAGATTAGATCAACTACAAGAGTTATTAGATATACTCGAGCCACAAAAAATTCGAGCAACTTACACAGGCTACGTTAGTGATGTCGAGATACTCGTTGAAACAGATGCTGGAGAGTTACACACCGGTGCAAAACGCAATAAACTTCACAAACAGGCTAAAGGAGAATACATCGCATTTGTCGATGACGATGACATGGTATCAGATGATTATGTTGTAAAGATATTAAAAGCTATCGAAACGAATCCAGATTGCTGTAGTCTTGAAGGTATAATAACAACAGACGGAAATAACCCACACCTCTTTATACACTCATTAACATGTGGTAGTTGGTATGAAAAAGACGGAATATACTACCGTACACCCAATCATCTAAATGCAGTAAAGAGAGAGATTGCTTTGAAAGTTATGTTTAATGATGGGCTATCAAATTGTGAAGACAGAGATTATTCGCTTCGGATACAACCTTACCTAAAATCAGAAGAATACATCAAAGACCCAATCTACTTCTATAACTGCTCATCTGCACCGAAACAATACAACAAACAACGAACCAATAGGTCAAAAGTTATACTTGTAAACTATGCTGATAAACACTTCTATAACTCACAGAGACATAATACCGAAACAGGAAAACAATTCGGATTCGATGGAGCAGCAGAGTGTAACTTGAATTCACTCGATACTAGTTTTCGAAATAAATTTGCACCTATACTCAATCAAGCTAGAGGTGCAGGATATTGGCTATGGAAGCCTTATATAATCCTAAAAGTACTCGAACAAGTTAATTACGGCGATATTGTGTTCTATTGCGATTCGGGTGCTGTATTCGAGAAAGATATAACACCACTAATTGATATTTGTAAAGAAGAATCAATAGTCCTTTTTCATATTGCGCCTCATGGGGTTACTGAACCACATACAAATGCAAAATGGACAAAGAGAGATGCATTTATATTGATGGAGTGTGATGAAGAGAAGTATTACAACGCCAATCAATATCTGGGAGGCTTTCAGATATACAAGAAGACTGACAGAACAATGGCGTTCGTAAAAGAGATGCTCGAATATGCATGTGACGAAAGAATTATTACTGATTGTCCAAATACTTGCGGACAACCAAATTTATCACAGTTTAGAGAGCATAGACACGACACCTCAGTCATAAGCTTAATGGCAACAAAATACGATATACCGGGACATAGAGATCCGTCTCAATTTGGTGATGATTTCCATAATATGTATCCAGGTGACAAATATGATAGAATAATAACATCCACAAGGGATAAGAGATAATGAATAATATACCACATAAAATTATAGTTAGTACAAACGATGATCCTGAGTTTTTTAATCTATGGGAGATCTGTTACAAGAGCTGGAAGGCATTTTTTCCGGAGGTTGATGTTATATTAAACTTTGTAACGTCACGGACTGAAGACAATGAAATAGTACAGCATCTCAAGCAATGGGGCACAGTTAATCTATACCCTGAAATTGACGGGATACCTACTCCTAATCTCGCAAAAGTATCTCGCATGATTGAGTCTAGTAAACACGGTAATAATATTTGTATGGTAAACGATATTGACATCATACCTCTTCAAAGGGAATATGTGGAAAATCGTATGCTATACTTTAAGCCTGATCAAATATTAGGCATCGGTAAATTTTCAGAGTCATTTATGCAATTTAAATTTCCGATGAGCTATACCACTGCTACGGGTGATGTATGGAAGCTAGTAGTTAATCCACACGATCTAAGGTATGAAGATCTCGTGAAAAGCTGGATAGGTCTAAGTAAGTTTGATAATCAAGAGTCTATAACAAATCGACCTTCAACGGAATTTAATCTAGGAGGATTCTCAGATGAGTCTTTATTAAGAAATCTACATAGTCAGGTATCTGGAATATTAAATCAAATAGAACGCGGATACGATAGATATACTGAAGGTGTTGATCGAGGAGCCTGGCATGTATTAAATAGAGAAAAACTATTTAATGGAGAATATATCGACAGTCACTTGATTAGACCATTGAGTAAAAATATTGATAAGATTCAGCCACTAATTGATTATATTGTATATGTAGCAAACACCCAAGGATATAATGAGCATAGTAAGAAATAACTATATTTTTATTCATGTACCTAAAACAGCTGGTACCTCAATGGAATCTATTGTCGGTGGTACCTCACATGAAACTATATACGGTTATCATAAAGAAGGTATAGATATTGACAAGTATTTCAAATGGATGTATGTTCGAAATCCTTATGATCGATTATACTCTGCATATAAACATTGTCTACGAAGCCCTGATATATTTATAGAAAACAAACAACGGTATGGGTGTATAATTGAAGATTTTAAAACCATATTGAATAGTGGTTTTGATTGTTTCATTGATAACATTCATAGATTTTTTGATTTCGATATACAGAACGTTGACCATGAAGTCATGAGAGGTGATAAGGTATTCATCGCACATATTATACCACAACACTATTTTTGTACTATAGACGGTGTGTCTTATATAAATTTTGTTGGTAAATTTGAAAACTTAGAAAATGACTGGAAAAAGCTTAGAGATATATTATCATTACAATTAGATCTGCCTTGTCTAAACAAAGGTGATAACTCTGAAGCAGTGATAAGCTTGCAACAGAAAAATATTGATAAAATAAATGAATTGTACAGAAAGGATTTCCTACTATTTAATTATGACATGCATTAATAAAGTTATAGTCAGTACAAATGATAACCCGATATTCTACAATTTATGGGAATTAATATACAAGAGCTGGAAACTGTATTTTCCTGAAGTTGACGTAGTACTAGCATTTGTAACAAACAGATCAGAAGACGATCAAGTTGTAAAGCATTTAAGCCAATGGGGTACTGTAAAACTATATCCCGAAATTCCGAACATCCCCACATCGAATCTATCAAAAGTGGTGCGATTAATCGAAGCAACAAAATATGGTAAAGAAGTATGTGTAGTTAATGATATCGATCTGGTGCCACTTCAGAGTGAGTATTTTCTCAATAGACTTGAACTAAGAGAGCCAAATAAATTACTCTCAATAGGTCGGCTAACAGAATGGGAAAATTTACGCGGTATAAAGAAATATGAAAACAAATGCCCAATGGGATATACAACAGGCGAAAGCTTTATATGGAAGCAGATAATAAATCCAGATAATCTAGACTATCAAGACCTAATCAATAGTTGGAGGGGATTGTGTATCCTGGACGAGCAAGAGGCGATAGATAATCCACCTGCTGATGGTGTTATTCCGAACGGGTTCTGTGATGAATCACTTTTGCGTGCATTGAGAACAAAAGCACCTGAATTATCTCAAATAGTAAGTCTCGGTTTTAATCCTAAAGTAGATGGTATAGATAGGTCATGGTGGGATAAATTAGATATTAATAGACTATATAATAACGAATATGTTGAGGCACACCTCCCAAGATTACAGCCGGAGCATTTTGAAAAGATTATGACTATTGTCGATTATATTAAAAAAGTTAGTAATGATAAAAATATTACATTTAGGAGAAAATTATGAATACATTTGGTGGCTCGGGAATAGAAAAAACAGTTTTTGATTGGATTGTAAAGGCTTTACCAGAAAACGCAACAGTGCTTGAGCTAGGTATGGGAGCTTCGAGTACTGTAAACCTTGCTTCAAAATTTAGATTATATTCAGTCGAAGATCAATATAAATTCTATGATCAATACCGCAAATATAGCTATAAAGCATTTCATGCACCACTAAAAGATGGATGGTATGATCTTGAAGTTATCAAACAAATACCTAAGGATTATGATTTGATTCTTATTGACGGTCCGAACGAGGAAAAACCAACTACAGGACTAGCGGATAGTACACGTGGTCGCTTCTGTAGACACCTCGACTTGTTTAATACTGATAGTATATTAGTATTTCACGATACAAAACCTACCTGGAAGGCTGAGAGAGAACTTGCAATTGAAACTGCAAGACTATTAAATCTACCGATTACGTTTTTTGAAGAAGGTGATTCATGGGCAGTAGTCGGAAACGTATTGGAGAAAAATTGAAAAAAGTATTCCGTTTTGATGATATCTGCATCAATAGTAATATGACTGATGCAATTAGGATGGCTGAAGAAATTAAGAAAATCACAGATTCTGACGTATGGTTTTGTGTTTCACCTCTAGTTCATAATATCGTAGAGAAAGATCCTATTGATAGTCAGCAAGTCTTTCCAAGAATACTTGCTGCACATAGTACTCATAAGGTATTCTATAATGTAGACAGGTGCGGTATACCAGACTTTCCTGAATGGATAACAAGAGCCGGTCACGGCACAGTGCATGTTGATCATCGATTACTTGACTATCAAGCACAAGAATTAAGTATCGTAACAAGCTGTAGTCTTATCAACGCGAGTATCTTTGTGCCACCTTTTAATAAATGGAATTCTATTACTGAGCAAGTTTGTAGAGAGCACAATATACAGTTAATTAAATTCGAAGATGGTTGGTTAAGTGCGGAGCATAACATATATAATACGAAACACGACAAATGGTATCTACATCATAGAGCATTTACTGTAGCAGAGTTTAAAGAATGGATAAAAAATGAGCGATAAAAAATTTGGTGGTAGTGGTATTACAGAAGAATTGTTTAATTGGATTTCAGATAATATTCCAGTTGGTAGTGTAGTAGTAGAACTCGGTGCAGGAGACGTTAGTACAAAATATCTATCTGAAAGATACGAATTATATTCTGTAGAAAATGATCCAAGATTTTGTGGTCGCTGGCTTAGTACGTATATTTATGCTCCTATAATAGATGGGTGGTATGACACGAATATACTGAAAGCTCAGCTACCACAAAAACATAAAGTACTTCTTATAGATGGTCCAGTAGGTACAGGTAACCGAGATGCTATAATAAACCATCTTGATCTTTTTGATTCTGATGCAATAATAATTGTGGATGATACACACAGACCAAAAGAACGAGAACTTCTAGATACTCTAGAATCTCTTACTAATAAACAGAAAACATTATACCAAAGGTTCGGAGTTCTAAAATGATAGTCTCAATACATCAGCCTAATTTCTTTCCATGGTATCCATTCTTTAAAAAGATGGAACAAGCTGATGTATTCGTAATTCTTACACATTGTCAGTTTGAAAAGAATGGTTATCAGAACAGATTTCACCATGATGACAAATGGTATACGATGAGTGTAAATAAAGGTCTTGACCTAATCCACGAAAAGACCTATCTTAACTATGAAAAGGATTGGAAGAGAATAAAGACAAGCCTAAAACAGTTTCCAATAGAACAATTTGATAGTGATTTTGGTTATTCATTATGGATGACAAACACACTCATTATTAATAGATTGACAGAGATACTCAACATACGTACTCGAGTGGTGATCGATTATCCAACAGAATTAACTAAATCAAATCGCTTAGTTGATATATGTAAGCGATATAACGCAACGCAATATCTAGCTGGAAGAGGATCAAAAAACTATATGGATATAGAACCATTCGAAAGAGCAGGTATCGAAGTTATCTATCAAGAGGTTGATGAAGAGGACATGGTACCAATTATAACAAAATTATGAATAAGAAACTTTTACACAATAAGCAATTTTTAAATTTCATTGGATCAGACTGGGGAGGACTATATGTTGATCTTAATTTAATTGAACAAGACAGTACAGTAATATCTGCTGGTCTCGGTAGTGATGTATCATTCGATGTAGCTGTAATGGAGTTGAAAAACTGCACGGTTGTTGGCATCGATCCAACACAGACTGCTAGAGATACAGTCTTTGAAACCGCAGACGAAAATCCATTATTTGCTAAGAAATTTCGCTATGTGCAGAGAGCGTTGCTTGATGTTTCCGATGAAGAGATCACTCTCGGTGGCCCAGCTGTAACGTTTATATCTCCTCACGGAGAGTGTGCAAGGACAGTGTGTCTAGAAGATGTTTACAATAAGATCGACAGAGAGAATGTTTCTTTTCTAAAGCTTGATATCGAGGCAGCAGAGTATCCTGTTTTAAAGCAGTTTAAACCACTACCGTCAATGTCGCAAATAGGAATAAGTTTTCATCATTGGTTAAATGGTCCAACTGATCAATATCCTAATCCAGGTGCTACATGTCCTTATACTCTAAGCGATACTGTTGAATGTATCAAGAAGATAAAGAATCTTGGATATAAACTAGTACATGTCGATAATGCAGATCCAGCTCGATATTTTCAAGAAGTTTTATTCATACGCAATGAGCTCGCAGAAAAGTACGAAGATTTGACGTTTGAATCTGATGGTGAATTAATATAAAGGAGAACATATGACTGACGAAAGATATAGCAAACTATTAAACTTACATGAGAGACTTAAAGAAGTAAAAGGACAGAA